TGGCAAGTCAGCTGTGGTCCATGGTATCAGTTGGACTTGCGAGACACCTCTCACAGCACACATCTTCGCCTTGATAGTCTCGAGAGCCATCTCGTCCTTCTCAAGTCCAAAAATGTCAAAGTTGGTAATCAACCCCGTGTCCTGTTGCAATCCAATCACGGTTGAGTCATCCAATCCATCGGCGTGCGTGTAGCCCTGCCCAGGTTCATTGACCATGTGTGTTCTTGCGGCCTTGCTGGTTTCCTTATTAAGACCCAACATTGCAGAAGCGCCTTGTACTGCTCGAGCAATCCATCCAACTGGAGTGGCAACCGCTGAAAGCATAGGCACCGAAGATGCTGCTTCAGCAATGGCTGCAACACCACCTGAAATGACCTCCAAAGGTCCAGAGTGTTTTGCCTCCTCATCTCCCATCTGCGCCTCGAGGGTGTCAACGACATCCTTGGTGGGGAACACCAAATCAACATCGGAAAACCACGCAAACACGGTAAAAGGAACGGTGTCTGGGGTCACACCGGAGTGCAGTTCCACAATAGGGGCAATGATCACTTTCCCAAAGCGCCCTTCCCCATCCGTCAACCGAAAGTGAGACATTGGGCACATGAACGGCACTGTCATTTCCGCAGGTTGCCCAGTCGCAAGGTCAATCTCAACGCCTGGATATCCTGTCAAGTTCTGGGCGTAGCCCGTATGTCCTCGATTACTCTGCGTGTCGTAAGGGCTGTAGCACATCCAATACCTACCCTGTTGGAAGGGTGTGGCGTTGTACACTAGCCTGACATTGAGTTTGGCTCTCAAAAACGTGAAGTAGTTGAGTTTGTCCACAAGGTTGGGGGCCGTGGCGTACATGGCTTCTGGAAACTCGAGCTCGGTGGGAGCAACGCTTGTGTCTCGAAAAACCCCCTCGTGAACCTGCACTGGTCTCCCAAGAATAGATGTCAAAGAGTGAGCCAGGGATTCAGAGGGCAGTCCCACCAAACTTGAAGGGTCTTTGGCCATAATCCTTGCCGTCGAGTCAGGCAATTCTTCACGGAAAGTCGTAATCTGTTGTTGTTCAATCATATCTTTTTGCATAGCAACTCGTGGGTTTATGTAAACCTGGTCAGTCGAGTTATACTGAGCCTCAAAAACGGAGGGCGGAATAGCCTGGATTTTAAGTGGCACACATCCCGCAATAGGATTTCTCCTCCACTCTTCCGACTGAGATCGGGCTTTGCTGTCTTGTGCCTTCCTCCATTCGCTCAAGACCCCTGCTCTGTCGTGCTGTCCAAAATTTCGGGCTTCGTGTATCATCCACGGGGACAGAGGCGTGACTGGTGATTGCCAATATTGCCCGAAGGTAAGTAGTGTGATCCAAAGCTGAGTCCAGAAGAACACGTACTTCCAAATTTTGCAGTTCTGCCACAAGGACATTCTCACATAATCACCCATCATTCCGGTGGCTCCGGTTTCCAGGAAGTGAGATCCAATGAGAACTGTGTCGATTCCAATCTGTGCTTCCAGCATCTCAGGTTCTTCCAGCATTTCAGTTTTTGCTGTTACCAAACCCGCTTGATGCAGAAGACTTTCGTTCACTTCCCAAAAAGTCATCATCGGATTGGCCATTTCAGCTTTCCGGCAAGCTTCGTCCACCATCTGTTTGCGCTGCTCGTACACTGTCTTCCCATGTAGGGCCCACTCCATTTGCGCGCTCTCGATGTTGTCAGTCGTGGCTTGTTCATCAGAAGGCGATTTTCGAATCCATTTGGGGATTTCATCGATGGTGTCCAAATCCAACGGAGCTTTCCACCTAAATCCATCTTTCACAAAGCTACGCTTCAAGAAAGTAACGTCGTCAAGTGTACGTCGCATCGCAATGTTGCCTGTCTTTGCTTCGTCCGTGTAGGTCATTCCAATTCGCGCAAACCCTTCAGTGATAGTCAGTTGGTTGAAAAATTCAAGGGCAGCCTCACTGATGTTAATAAGATTGTCATCTCCGTAAGCCACCATGCTCACATGCTCATTGAAAGATTTCATGTTTCGCCACTTCTTCGGTACCACCAGCAGCCACACCAGTCGCACAGCTATAGAATTGTAGATTGTGTTCACCATAGCCGTAGCTGGGCATCCAGAAGGTTGAGAGTGTGTCCAGTGATATAGTGTGCCCCTGCAGGAGTGAATTGAATAAACGATTTCCCGCCATAATGTCCTCCTTTCTATGGTGTTGTCTTTTCCATACCAGTTGTCAATCACGTCAAAAACTCCCCAGAGAATCTGCGGATTCAGGCTTCCATCAAAATTCGAGAAATCACCCGCAACCACGACCTTTCCTTTCCGTTGAACTTTTCGAGCAATCAAGTCCCAATCCGGTGAGTAAACATTCGTTCCAACAGCACTCTCATTCTCAATCCGAAAATGCGCGCAAGCAGCCAGGAATGTTAGAAAGAATTGCCGGAACAACACCGTAAAGTTCGCGGGGCCTGCAGCGAAAACTCTCGTCTTCACTTTGTTGACTTTTGGTATGGGCCTCCGTTCGTCTTTGAGCGTGTCAATAAAGACACATGGAATTCTTTCTCCACGTTCCAGCATCTTTCGTTGTTCCTTCACCTCTTTCTTGAATTCCTCATCCAATGAGTAGTCATCGTGAATGAGAGCTCTTTTGCTCATGTCCTTACGATGGTATTTGTAGGGGTGACCACTGCTTGTTGATCTTTTAATTGGTGGAGCGTATGGATCAAGTTCCACTCCTTGCACGGCTTCTTCCAACGACACTGGTTTTCTAGTGCCATCCATTTTCCCGTAGATCCGTGCCACATCCGAAACAGCAGCCTGCAACATGTCGTTGTCAATAAGAGGAGTATCTGATCCCGCCTTTTCGAGCCCTTTCATCAATGGATCAACTTCCACACCCGTGTCATCCTTCATTGTTCTCAAATGACATGGTTTGGTAGTTGGTGGCGGCAGGAACTCTTGCAAAACACTTGGTTTGATGGTAGTGTTCACAGATGATTTGTCCTCATAGGTTGTTCCAATCTTGGAAAAATTTGAGCCTTTAATCATCGAGCCCACTTGTGTTTCGAACACTCCTGGATTTACACTCACTTGTGCGTCCTTGTCCAGACTGTCCTGTTCCATCATCTCCTTCACAACCCTGCCACACACAATTGCCGAATGTCCATAGGGATGTCCAGTCGCTCCAGCCACATGTAGACCCAAGATCTTTTTCTTGAAATTTGGATTCACCGCAACCAACAACGATCCGCAATCTCCTTTCTTCATTTCCATCCTGTATCGCAAACTCTGAGCCAAGTGATAGTGTGTGTCAGTCATTCTATCCACGTAATTTAGGGAGGTGTCCAACACAACGTTCGCGTACTTCACCATCTGAGCCTTCTCACCGGGAATGATCATCGCACCCAATACTCCCATATCTGGAAATTTTGAGAGTTCAGAAGAGTCGCACACGTGAGGTACAAGATCAGCGTGATCGCGAAAATGCCGAGGAAACTGTAGCAGAGCTAGATCATGCTCTTTGTGACTGACAACTACCAAGTCCTCAGCGTTGAATCTCAATCCTTTGGGATTCATCGCGTTCACCAGCATGAGTTCTCCATGGAGTACGGATTGACAATGGGACATCGTCAAAGCTGTTCTTCCTCTCAAAAACGTCACGCGAAACAGAATCTCCCCGCCATCGCGCTTAACACCGTACGCGTTACTCAAGATCTTCTTCGACAATTCAAAACTGTTCGCATCAGTCTGAGCATGAGCTTCTAGAGTTTTACCTTCAGTCACCACATCTCGTGCGTCCACAGTGTTCTCCACATGTTTTATCTTGGCTTTCGTCTTGGCGTCTCCTGAATTGCCGAGTTCCACGTGTTTCGTCTTCACTTTTGTGTTTCGGTCACCAGAATTTCCAAGCTCAACTGTTTTTATCTTTTTCTTTGTTTTCAAGTCTCCGGAGTTTGTCAACTCGGCTTCACATCCTTCTCGCGGTGTCGAATCGCCTGCTGCCATGTAATAGAGCATCACTCCCATAAGTGGCAAGAAGCCCAACACTGTTGCATACATGGGGTTTTCTTTGATCCACTTTACAGCTTTGGATGACCATTCGCCCACAGTTTCCTTGATTTCACTGAAGTGAAGGCGGCGCAGCATCATATCCCTCCATGTTTCGTCTTTAGATTCTTTCACATAGTACCAAGTCAAGCACGTGTGGAACTGTGAAGACGATGGATCGATGCCCACTTCTTTCAATGCTTCGATGAAACTCAACGCGTTGTTTTGCATATCATCATGATCGAGCATGTTTAACAAAGTGTTGTCATCGCCAACTTCAAGAGCGTGCTCTATCAAATTCCACCCATCTTCTCCGTAAGTCTCAGTGATAAGCAAGCCCAGAATATCGGTTTGGTTGGCCAAATGCTTATGAGAGCTATACTGTAGGGTGTTTAGAATCTCTCTTTCATCGCCATTCAGGGCTTGCGTTTCGAGGGCCTGAGCGTAGTCGTCAAATGCCCTCAGTCTTTCCATCGAGCTATCTAGCTGTTTTCGTAGGATGTCCTGAGCTTTCGTTTTAAATTCCTCGTACGTCCATGGAACATGTTCGTTGCCAACTTTCTTGTGTTGACTAAGATCAATGTGCCCTGTCGCATCCTTTATCCAAAATCTGTACGGATCAGGTGACGACTTTCCGTAAACCTTTTTCACTTTGTCTGAGTCGAGAAACACATTTCTATTCCTTATTATCTGGAATTCAGGTGCAATCGTTACCTCTGCATCCAGGTGAAATCGTCGCCTCACGGCATCTGCACTCACAAGACTCTCTACTCCAACTCGCGTTTGATTGGTAGTGTATAGCACTGCCTTCGACGTGAAGAAAGTTTTTGCCTTGTCAACCAAGGATGCCATATGCAAAGGGAAACAGTTGGTATTTCCCATTTTGATGACTTCTATTAGTTCGGGATTAGGCAGTGCCTGTGAATCTTTCTGTTGGAAGGCATCATCACAGATTACTATTGGTTGACCCGCGTAGTTGTCCCAGAATTCTTGAACCGGTTGTCTATGGTAGATCTGAGACCTATGGTCCAACTGACCATTACGCTTCGGAATTCCTCCCAAAGGATCATGCAACAAGTCCAATGCCAGAAATGTGGCAAGACTGGATTTCCCCGAACCTGTGGTTCCATACAGATACACCATTAGTGGTTCGATTTTTGGGCCACCTCGATTCGCTCCTGAGGATAAAACAATCTCGTATTTCTTTCTCAAGTCGCTCATGTAAAAGTTGATCACACTCGCGACTTTAGTGCGCAAGGTATTGTCTGTGATGTTCATCGCCTCTTTCATGAGTGCATTTCCACGATGTACGGCTTGTTCCACGCGCAATCCAGCGGACACATCATTGTTCAGGGATTCAATAAACTCGGCTTTACAAAAACGATCGCATTCATCAACCCAATCTTCCATACCAGTGATGATTCGCTTTGCTTCTTCTGCTCCTTCAGGGGCTCCGGAAATCCATGATGCAATTTTCGGTGTGATTTTGTCCATTAGCACAGTCACAAACTGCCAGATGTTTGATGCAGCGCGAGCTGAATTGCCAATATTTACAAGGGTTTTTACATGACCCGCAGCTAGCGTAAATCCAAACACACTGGCACACAACAACTGACCAACGATTGCCGCAATAGTTCCATACGACATATCAGAAAGTGCTTGTGCTTCCATTCCCTGAGGTTGTAACCAACTCATAAATGCAGAGATAGAACCGTGAGGCAACAACGCTGCTAGCACTCCAGTGCACCAGGCCATCAGTCCCATTGGAGAGTGTCTCAATTCGATGAGCACAATTAATTGTGTCACGAAATAAATGATCTTTGAGGCCACGGAAGTGCTGGACAGGGAATCCAAAATAGTATTAATCCGCGTCAAAAATCCTTCGACATCTCTTCCAAGTGACAAAGTGACGGGTATTCCCATCTGCGTCTCCAGGTCAATGTGATCTTTGATATTGTTGTATAAATCATTGAATCCGACATCCAACGGGTTCACCACGACTCTCTTTCCTTTGATTGAGAAGGAAACTCGGGTTCTCTCGGGCTGCGTTTTCATGAATGCTGGCCACATTGAAAAATTGAGTTGGTTCAACAGAGAATTCTTCTCCCACCAGCGTGTATTTTTGAGGAGATTGAAGATTAAACGTCGCCTGTAGTTGTTTTCGCGGCAACGCAACCTGTACTCTTCCACACCAGCTTGAGTTTCTAGTCTCTTTTTGGGACAAACTTTGTGATGATTTCGCAATTTTTCCGCACTCTTCGTTTTCACTCCGCATTCACAAATCCAAGGTCCGGTCATTACACATTCGTCGTGATCTTTTGGCGAGCCAACCCATCCGCATTCGCAGAGAGCACAGCATTTGCCTCCAGCTTTCGCATGATTCCACAGCGCTTGCAAACTCGAGATTTGGAGTCCGCATTCGCAGAATCGTATATTCGTAAGAACTTGTATTCCTGCCATCTTGAATGGTATGTATATCGCTATGAATGTAGGTAGATATGTGTTTTGATTTCGCTTATCGAGCAAGAAACAATCGAAAATATTCAATTGTTCATAATTTGGAAAATTTTATCAACAGACTTTTACGGTAGCCTGGATACCGAGGACATCCACCTCTTAGTCCCATAGGGTATGACTTCAAAATAATGTACATCTTTGTAACTCTGACAAGTTTAGAGCAGAGGCCGACTTTCGTCGCTTTCGCTAAAGGCTTACTTTGTTTCCCGTAGTTCAACTATCCCGAAGGTAAGCAAACATCCAGACTAAACTTAGTCAACTTCGGCTGTTCCGGCTAGGTACTTAGCACCTATGTACTGGGCACGTTACGACAGATTCCGACTTTATAGGCAGGTCTAAGGTACATCACTCCAAAGATTCCGGAAATAAGAAAGAAAACACAGATAGATATGTTATATTTTTGTTGGACAAGGTGTCCTTTTGAAGAAATCTATAATGTTGTTGTTTAATAATGGGGTTTAAAAGTCTCTTATTCAATTTAGTCTTGATGAGCTATATTGTGTCGCTATTCCAGGCTTCAAGACCAGGTCGCCGCAAGAATTTCACTAATGTCGTTACAACATTTCGCAAAACCAAGTGACTAGTGGCCTAAGGCTCTGTGTCGATACATCGCAAGTAGGTCTTCAAGACCAGGTCGCCATCTATGAAAAGTTGACTAGTGGCCTAAGGTTCCTATCTTGACTCTGAAGAAATCAGGTGTAAAGTAATTGCTAACTCAAGGTTCACTAGTGCCGTTATAGCATTTCGCGCTCAAGGCTTAAAAGAATCTCCTGGGGTTGGGCCCCAGG